TGATAATGATATCAATGCCATGCGGAATATGGGTATGGTCCCGCAAGGCTATGTCGTTAACCACTACCTGACAGACACGGATGCATGGTTCGTTAAAACGGATGCTCCTCGCGGATTCATCCACTTTGAACGTATGCCCATGTCTACCAAGATGGAAGGTGATTTTGACACTGGTAACGTGAGGTACAAAGCCCGTGAGCGTTATAGCTTCGGTTACTCTGACCCACGGTGTGTCTTTGGATCACCTGGCGCGTAAGACTACTAGGGGGGAGTTAATCTCCCCCCTTATTTCTAGGATATTCAAGCCCTGGCGACTGGCCTAGCAGACGCTTACGAAGACTCTAGGGCGAAACCTTTCGTAAGGAGGTAGTTACAATGAGTACTACACGTTTTTCTGGACCAGTCGCATATAGTGGCGCAGTAAATCAAAGTGCCGGTGGCCCATGGTTCACGAACTTACCAATCCAAACAAACCCTGATTATGTTTTCCAGTATGACGATTTTATTGGCATCGCGGTTGATGGCACTAATGACTGGACCTATTCACAACTTACCAGTGGTACAGGTGCTATTTTAGCTGACGCTGTTGGCGGCTGGTACGAAATTGCCGGTACTGGATCAGACGATACTGGTGCTTCTATTCAAGGAAACGAAATCTGGGGTCCTGAAGCCAGTAAGAATATTTTCTTTGAAACCCGTATCGTTACGACAGATGCGGATCAAATGGATATTTTTGTTGGTCTTTGTGAGAATGGCACATTGAGTACATCAGTTCCTTTCGGCACGAATAATCAGATTGGGTTCTTGGTTGCCGATGGTGATGCTTCTATTAACGCTGTTTGTGACAGTGGGGGTACTGAAACTTCCACCGATACTGGTGTTGATTTTGCTGATGGTTCAGTTTCCGGGAGTACGATTAGCGGTGATCGTCGATTGGGCTTTATTGTTCGTGGTACTGGCCAGGTGGAATTTTATGTTGACCGGGCCTTGGTTACAACGACTACCGATAATATCCCAACTTCTCAAATGACTACGTGGTTTGCTGCAGTGGCTGGTGAAGCTGCTGCTAACAAGGTCGATTGTGATTATCTCTTGACGGTAGCACAACGTACCACGGATGGGATGACCATTTACAATAAACAACCGTAATAGGTGAAACATGGCAGAAACTAAATCTGGCGAGTCAGTAAGTAAAAAGTCATCGACAAAAAAATCATCTAAACGGCCAACCCCTCCAAAGGGGAGTGCTGAACATAAAGCGATGGTTTTACGTGGAGAAATTAAGGAGTGAACTAGATGGCTGATACTTTTGTAGAAAAAGTCATTGATGATGGTCCGCGTAAGCTAGTTAAATCTTTTTCTTACACGCACGTTGACACTGGTCAAAGTGCGGTTATGGCAATAGATGTTTCTGGCTTATCAACTCTCCAGGATGGTACGGCTTGTACTGGAGTTCGTATTAATAAGATATGGTTTAGTACGACAAATCTTGAATTAAATATTTTATGGGATGCCAGTACAGATGTAATAGCGGTAGTGCTACCAACAGATTATCAAGGTAGTTTTGATTTCTCTTCTTTTGGTGGTTTGGTAAATAGTGCTACAAGTCCTACTGGAGATATTAGATTTACTACAGTAGGACACGCCGCTGGTGATGATTATACCGTGGTCCTGGAATGTATTAAGGAGTTCTAAAGTGGAGGAGGCCGCTTCATACTTATGGAACGGCCTTCTTACCATAGGAGGTGCGGTTATTGTATTATTTATTAAATCGCATCATTCGAACGTTCAAAGGATTGAAATCTTATTGAACAAAACGAGAGAAGAAGTAGCCAGAGACTATGTCACAAAAATAGATCTGTCTTCAGATATGGATCGAATTTTTGATCGTTTTGATCGTTTGGAAGATAAGATTGATTCCTTGATGAAAGGATAAATAATCCTTTAAGGAGAGTAATATGGCAACTTCTGGATCGGTTGATTTTAATCTTAATATGGCCGACATTACAGAGGAAGCCTTTGAAAGATGTGGCCTGGAACTTCGTACAGGATACGATGCAGCTACAGCCAGAAGGTCCTTAAATATTCTTTTTGCTGAATGGGCAAATAGAGGATTAAATTTATGGACAATTGATGAAATCAATCAGACAGTTGCCCAGCTTTCTTCTACTTCATCTATTTCCACTTATCCTGTAGGCACTATTACTTTATCTGTTGCGGCTTCTACCTCCTTCAGTGTGGGAGAGACCATCACGGGTGGGACAAGTGCAGTAACAGCAGAGATCATTACGAAGCCTGATTCTACTTCAATGACAATTACGGTTCCCAGTGGAACTTTTACTTCAGGAGAGACCATCACGGGGTCTTCAAGTGCCGCTACTACTACGATTTCAGCGGTGCCTGACCTGACTGATGTACAAGCTACGGTAGATGTACTGGAAGTGGTGGTAAGACGCGACAGTTCAGACATAGGCATAACCCGGATTAACAGATCCGACTACTTGAATACTCCCAATAAGACTACTCAGGGAAGAGCTTCTCAGTATTATGTAGATCGTCTCATAACCCCTACTATAACTATTTGGCCAACTCCTGAGAATTCCACGGATCAAGTGATTTATTACCGTGTTAAACGGATGCAGGACGCAGATGCTGGAGTGAATACCGCTGATATTCCTTTCCGATTTTTGCCCTGTTTAACCGCTGGGTTGGCTTATTATATTTCTGTTAAGAAAGCTCCTAACAGAATAGGTATCTTAAAAGATATTTATGAAGAAGAATTTCAGAGAGCGGCATCAGAAGATGGGGAAAGAACTGCTCTTCGTTTGGTTCCAACATACGCATCGTTGAGTCTTACATAATGCCTAGATACGCTGCCGGGAAACATGCTCTTGGGATTTCAGACCGTTCAGGTCGCGCCTATAGAATGAGAAACATGATTATGGAATGGACTGGGGCTTTGGTAGGAAGAGATGAATATGAAAGCAAACAACCCCAACTTATGCCTCGTCATGTAGTTGCGGACCCTCAAGCATTACGCTTTGCACGACCAGACCGGACGGAACCGGCGGTGGAAGTCCTTTTGGCTTTTGATTCTTTTTTGACAGGTGATTCCGGGTCAAGTGTTATAACTGTGACGCAACCAGTCCATGGAAGAAGCACGGGGGATCTTGTTCGTTTTAGAAATGTATCGAATTTTGACGGATTTACTGCCTCTGCTATACAATACAGTACTGGTTATTCCATCACAAAAGTAAACGACAACCAGTTTAGTTTTGATGTAAGTGATAGTGGATCGAGTGAAACAGCTAGTGTTGGCAGTGTAAAAGGAGGAGGCACGTTTGCTTCTGCCGGTCCAGTAACAGTGAGTCCATAAAATGGCATATACATTTACAACTCTTAAAACAGCAATTCAGGACTATGCCCAGAATACAGAAACTACTTTTGTAAGTCAGTTATCACGTTTTATTTTAAATGCTGAAGAACGTATTTTAAAAGAGTGTCAATTATCTGTTTTTCGGAAGAACACCGCTGGTTCTGCATCAGCTTCTAATAAATTTTTAACAAAGCCCACTGATTTTCTCTCACCTTTTTCTTTAAGCATTGTTAATTCTTCAAGTAATGAATTTTTGCTTTACAAACATGTTACTTTTTTACAGGACTATACTCCTAATCCTGCTACGACAGGGGCGCCTAAATATTATGCTACGTGGGATGATCTTACATTTTTATTAGCCCCCACTCCAGATGAATCCTATGCAGTGGAATTACATTATTTTTATAGACCACCTTCAATTAGTGAAACTGCTGATGGAACAAGTTGGTTAGGTGATAATGCAGACCTTGCCCTTTTATATGGGTCTTTAGTGGAAGCATACACTTTCATGAAAGGCGACGAGCAATTACTCAATGTTTATAATGGTCGTTACCAGGAAGCGATACAATGGCTGAAAAATCTTGGCGAAGGAGAAGATACTCGAGACCAATATAGATATGATAAAGTAAGAAGAGAAGTGGCGTAATGTTACAAGCTCATGGGGAAGGAGGTCTAGGGACAGTTTCTGTTTTTACTTCAACAGACGGAGGACATAGTCCTGAACAAATTGCTGACATGGCATTAAACAGGATTATGCAAGTAAATGAGACGGCGCCTCCTGCAATACGGGATCAAGCTATTGCTCATAAAGACAAGTTGAGAGAAGTATTGATTTATTATATGCATAGTATGGCAAAGAGTGAACGAACTACTATTTGGGCCTTGATGAAAAAACAAGGCCACAATGACATTGCAGAGATTATAAGGAGGCTTTAAGATGGCGATTAACCAAGCAATGTGCGGCTCATATAAGAAAGAGATAACCGCCGGAATTCATTTCTGGATGTCTCATTCACGACTTAACTCAAGTGTTATTGCAGCAGATACATTTAAGGTTGCGATGTTCACATCCAGCCGCACCGATGCAAATGAAGATCTGACTCAGTACACCGCTACTAATGAAGTAAGCGGAACGGCTTATTCGGCTGGAGGAGAAGCGTTGGCAAGTGTAACTTTGGGTTTATCCGATAATAGTAGCAGCGTCCCAACAGCATTTCTGGATTTTGCTGATACAACTTGGTCTACATCTACAATTTCAAGTGCTAGGGTTGCTGTTATTTATAACTCTACGTTGAGTACTGCTGGAACCGGCGGCGATGTAACTCACGCGGCTAACCCCAGTGTTTGTGTGTTAGATTTTGGAGGTGATAAATCATCAAGTGCGGGTGATTTTACTATTCAATATCCTGCTAACGATGCCAATAATGCTATTATTCGTATAGCATAAGGATTATGCTGTGGCTGCGCTAACTGGATGGGGGCGTGGCACTTGGGAAAGTGGTACGTGGGGAAGTCCTGCACCAGTTGAAGCAACCGGAGTAGAGGCTGCTGGGGCGTTAGGATCTGAAACCATCCTAACATCCAGTGTACTCTCTGAAACGGGAGTAGAGGCTGCTAGTGGAATAGGAACCGTTACTCCAGGTGTATCTGTTACTATTTCAGCCACTGGGGTTGAGGCCACTGGGGCAATAGGAAGTGAATCGGTTTCAGCGGCTATTACTATTTCAGCCACTGGGGTTGAGGCCACTGGGGCAATAGGAAGTGAATCGGTTTCTCTTGGGGATACTGCTTCAGTAACAGGAGTTGGAGCAACTGGATCTACTGGAAATATTATTTTCCTAGCGGATCTTATAACAGGATGGGGGAGATCTACTTGGGGCGACGGTGTTTGGGGTGATCCCTCCGTTGTCGTAGAAACTGGAGTAGAAGCAGCCGGGGCCATAGGTTCCGAAACGGTGGTAATTCCAGTTACCATTTCAGCAACTGGAGTTTCAGCCGCAAGTGCAATAGGAACTGTCAGTATTATCTCTGTTACTGCTATCGCAGTAACGGGGGTAGAAGCAGCCGGAACTACAGGTTCTGAAACTGTTCTTGCTTCTTCCACTATAAGTGTGACAGGGGTAGAAGCAGCCGCTGTCACAGGATCGATAGGAAAAGGAGTTTCGTTTACTGTTACTGGAGTAGAAGCAATTGGATCAGTTAGCACTCCTATGGTTTGGAGTTCCATAGATGCTTCGCAAACTCCCAATTGGTTACCAATAGCGGCGTAGGAGAAAAATAATGCCATCAACTTTTACAACGAATTATGGTTTCGAGGAAATTGCCACTGGCGAACAATCCGGAACATGGGGGACAACGACTAATTTTAACTTTGATATTTTAGATAGAATAACGGCTTTTAAGGCTGTTGCGTTGTCGGATGCTTCTACAGCTACTCTTACGGTACGAGAAGCTTCTCCGGGTACTGGTACTGAAAACCTTCAAGATGGAATGTACCGTGTAATTAAATTTACAGGAGCCTTGAGCCAAAATTGTACTGTTACTATTGCTCCTAATACCACCTCTGCTTATTTTATTTTTATAAATGCTACAACCGATTCAGGTTCCAGTGGCCCCTATACTACTATTATTTCGCAGGGGTCTGGAGCTGACTATACCGTAGCTAATGGCACAAGCGCCCTTGTTTATTGTGATGGTGCAGGAAGTGGCGCAGTGGTAGCGGCAGCTCTGGTAGAATCTTTAACTACTAGAGGAGACATAGTTGTCCGTAATGCTTCTAATTTAACTTCTCGTTTAGCTGTTGGGAGTGCAAACACTGCTCTTTTAAGTGATGGAACTGATGTAGCTTACGGACAAGTTAGTTTAACCGCCGGAGTAACTGGAACATTACCGATAGCCAATGGCGGTACAAACAGCACTTCAACGACCTACTGTGATCTTACTGCCAACGTCACTGGAGAATTACCTACGGCGAATATAGCTAACAATGCTGTAGACGAAACGAAATTAAAAGACGCCCTTATACCGGACTTTACTGAAGTAACAGTAGCTACTGGCGATAGTGTTATTTTTGGAGATGCGACTGACAGTAGTTATACCAAGCGCGATACTGTGCAGGGCATACTCGATTTGGCTCCCCAGTTATCGGCTGATCAGGCTTGGACAGGATCGCAACGGGGAACACCGACAACCGACAACGATGGCTCATTTGATATGGATGCAGCAAATAATTTTAACTGGACCCCAAGCGGTACTGACACTTTGGAATTTACCAATGAGACCAGTGGTCAAGGCGGGATGATCTATTTGTCAAACGGTTCAGGACATACGATCAGCCTAGGTTCTGAAATCGATGCAGATAGCGATTGTGCCAGTACTTTAAGTGAGGCTGGTGAGTACATAATTGGTTACTACTGTCGAGATGGCACGAATGTCTGTGTCACATATTCTGCAGATCTGGCATAGGAGACAATAATGGAAAAAGCTGTGAAGTTAAACTCAGACAATACTGTTGCAGAAGAGTTTCGTGTTAATAAAGATATTAAACTGGACAGTGGGATTACCCATCCGAAACAAATTTTTGAGAGGTGGTCAGCGGAAGAACTCAATGCAATTGGCTATGCCCGATTAACAAAAGAAGGGTCAGTTCCTTCTGGAAAAACGAGCACTGGAGTATCTGAGGAATTGGTCGATGGTGTAATGGTCCGCTCACATATACTTGAGGATATTTCATACAGCTATGGAGAGTTAAGGGAGATGGAATATCCCTCACTTCAACATCTGATTGTCGCATTATGGGAAAAAATTGTCGAAGATCGGTCTGATGCTGTTACTGCTCTTGAAGTAGAGAGACAAGCCATTAAAGAAAAGTACCCAAAAAAATGAGTTTCCTGTTTTTCCCAACCTTCGCCAATCGCGCAGGAGCACCAGACTTTGGTTTAACATTCATAGGCAGTCACTATTCTGACTCTACGGCTACAGCATATACTTTTTCAGACGTTAGTTTTGGAAGTGATAGTAGTGATTTTAAACATGTTATTATAGGAGTATCTAGTGGAGGATCTCGTCCTTTTCCAGCCAGATGGTATCCTACAACAACAGTTGATGGTACAACATGTACTGATCTTATGAGAATAGGATCACCAAATAATGATGGAGGAACATGTATACAGATAGTTCAAACAACTGCTACATCTGGAGATCTTGTTGTAACTTTTAAAGGAAGCGGTGCTAGAGTAGATGTAGGAGTTTGGGAAATGCTTTCCGGTAGTGCTACTGTTAGTGATTCATTTACATCTACAGCTGCCACCGCAACTGGAACTATTGATGTTCCAAATCCGGGTTGTTGTGTAGGTATTTTTACAGCTTGGACTTCAAGTACAGCTACATGGACAGGATTAACAGAAGATTTTGATAGGGTTGGAAATGGTTCTGGTTCTGGTGGATCAGATTTCTTTGCAAGTGGGTCAACTGGTCTAACAGTCTCAGTTTCTCCAAGTGGAAGTCCTACTCAAAGATCCCTTTGTGTAGCTTCTTTTGGTGAAGCTTAAAAGTGGCTATGCTTAAAATAGTTGATTAAAGTTTGTGGGGTAATATCTTATGCCACTAGCAAAGATACAATTTAACCCTGGTGTTAATAAAGAAACCACTGCTTATTCTAATGAGAATAGATGGTTTGATTCTGATTTAATCAGGTTTCGTAAAGGTCACCCTGAAAAAATGGGCGGCTGGGATAGATTAAGCAGTAATTTAATAGAGGGTATAGGACGATCTCTTCATACGTGGGCTGCTCTTGATGGCTCAAAGTACATGGGTGTCGGCACTGAGAGCAAATTCTACATAGAAGAGGGCGGCTCCTATTATGATATAACCCCTATCCGTAGAACAGCTACCCTTTCATCTAATCCTTTCACCACTGGCACAGCAGGAAGTGGGGTTGTAACCGTTACTGATCCTAGTAACGGGGCTGTCACGGGGGATTTTGTAACATTTACTGGGGCTACTACAACGGATGGTATCACCGCTGCTCAATTAAATACGGAACATCAAATAACTGTGGTTGACGTTAACAGTTATACAATTGATACGGGAGGGAGTGCTTCATCTGGTTCCACGGCGGGTGGCGGAACTCCCATAGCTTATTATCAAGTCAATTCCGGCCTTGATATTAGTGTTGACGGGACTGGTTTTGGGGCTGCTTTTTATGGTGGTATAACGGCCGTTTACTCCCAAACTACTCTAAATGGTCTTATTTCAGATTCCGCCACTTCGATAATTCTAACGAGCGCAACTGATTTTGAAGTTGCTGCAAGTACCACAACCTCTAATTTGTCTATAGTAAGTGACACTGTTCCTTTAGCCGATGCTTCGGGTTTCCCTAGCATAGGTACGGTCACAATTGGAAGTGAGAACATACGTTATGCGAGTAAATCCAGTAATACTTTAGTGAATTTAACCCGTGGTACGGATGGTACAACGGCGGCGGCTTCTACGAGTGGGGCGGCTGTTACTTTTGTTGGCTTGATATTAATTGAAGATGAACTGATCCAGTATACGGGTAAAACGTCTCAAACATTAGATGCGGGTGTGGTGCGCGGAGTGCGTGGTACGACAGCAGTAGGTCATAGCGATGCCACCATTGTTAAAGAGGCCAATGATTTCGTGTCGTGGGGTGGCGCTTCTTCTATAACATCTTCTCAGCAATTACGGTTATGGTCTCAAGATAACTGGGGGGAAGATTTAGCTTTCGCTGTTCTGGACGATGCTCCTTACTATTGGGACAAGACTCTTGGTCTTGGTGCCAGAGCTACTACTCTTGCATCACAAACAGGAGCGTCTGATGCGCCCACTCTAACACGGCGCATTATGGTATCTGGCGCGGACAGGCATCTGGTTTGTTTTGGATGCAATCCTCTTGGGGAAACGACACAGGATCTTTTAATGGTCAGATGGTCGGATCAGGAAGATCCCTTTGACTGGACCCCGACAGCTACCAACACAGCGGGAAGTCAACGAATTTCAAGTGGTTCAGAAATCATATCGGCACAAAAAACCCGCGAAGAGATGCTCATTTGGACAGATACCTCTTTATATTCGATGAGATTTACCGGACCTCCTTTTACTTTTAGTTTTACCTTACTAGCCAATAACGTTTCTATTTTAGGGCCAAATGCAGTTGCGACTGTAGGCGACAAGATTTTTTGGGTCGATAGAGAAAACTTCTATGTTTATACCGGACGTGTACAAATCATACCTTGCACCGTATTAAGATATGTTTTTGACGATATAAACCTGGAACAGGGCTTTAAATTCTTTGCTGGTTCAAACAAGATGTTTGACGAAGTGTTCTGGTTTTATGTTTCTTCTGGTGCTGACGAAATAGATCGTTACGCTAAATTTAATTTTTCAGAGAATACGTGGGATATTGGTTCTCTATCCCGTACTGCATGGGTTGATTACGGCATACATGATAATCCACGTGCCGTTGGCAGAGCAAACAGCACAAATTATGTTTACATCCATGAAAAAGGCGAAAATGCCGATGGCTCGGCTATGGCTTCTTATATTCAATCATCAGATTTTGATTTAGCCCCGGACGGGGATCAATTCTTGTTCTTAAACAGGCTTATACCTGACATTTCCATTACAGATACAAGTGTAGATTCTTCCGGGTCCGTAGATTATGTCATCAAAACAAGGAATTTTCCGGGGGATTCTTACAATACGAATTCAACGAATACGGTGACCGCAACAACCCAACAAGCTTTTTTAAGAGCACGTGCTCGTCAGGCAGCTCTGAGAGTGGAAAGTTCAACCACTGATCTTGCGTGGACTTTGGGAGATTTAAGATTGGATGTGCGTCCAGATGGTAGGCGATAATGGCTCTATTATTAAACCACAGTCTTCCGAATGTCCCTGATGAATATGATCCGGATGATTTCACACGTATAATGCGTGATATTGAGATAGCGTTAACTAAACTGGATTTTCCCGTAATGGTGAGCGGTAAAGATGACACAAACGGGATTGCTTGGTTTATGGAATAATGGCAACTGCATACAAAAACATAGGAAGTTTAGTTGGCTCCACGGGAGATGTCACAATATATACGTGTCCCACGGCTACTGAAGCCATAATCAAGAACATTAATTTGTATAATAGTCATAGTGGAACTATAGTTATTTACCCTAAGATAACGGACAGTTCTGCTTCCGTGACAGTTACGCTGGAAAAGATCAGTCTTGCAACTGTCGTGCAAACGTCTCTCACTGGTCCTTTTGTATTAGAAGACAGTGATACGCTCATACTTAACTGCGATGTAGCTTCAAAAATTTATGTTTTTGCCAGTGTGCTTGAGGTATCCTGATGATTAACACCTCCCCGAAACTTAACGGAGAACCCACTGCCCAAGCTTTAGCGAGTGGCCTTGCTACGTTAGGGCGTTACGGTGACAGTTACATGGTCCATGCAGCAGAAGGCGAGACCGTGGTGCCGGGGGAAATTCTGGATGCCAACCCGCAATTGAAAAATGAATTATTCGGCCAGATGAGGGCCATGGGGATCGAAGACCCTAACCGTTATGTGGTAGGCAACACCCTGAATTCCATAAACCCGGTTACAGGACAGCCTGAATTCTTCTTCAAGAAGATATTCAAGGCCATCAAGAAAGTTTTCAAGAAGGTTGCTCCAGTGGCATTAGGTGTTGTCGGTAACATAATAGCTCCGGGTTTCGGAGGAATTATTGGATCAGCGTTAGGCACCAAACTTGCAGGAGGATCATGGAAGGATGCCCTGACGACAGGTGCTATGGCTTGGGGTGCTCAAGGATTGATGGGAGGTATCCAGGGTTTTCAAGGTGCCAAGGCTGGAGAAGGAATCGGAGGATTCTTTAGTGGTGCTGGGAAAGGACTTATGTCGCCTGTCCAAGCCGTTGGTGGACTTTTTGGCGCGGAGGGAATGGCTAATCCTCTGCAACAAGGTATTTTTGGACAAGGTTACCAAGGAGACTTTTTCCCACAATATGATCCTAAGTTTCAAATGCCAGGTGCGGCAACCGCCGCTCTTCCTGGAGGAGGAGTAGTTCAACAAGCTTCAGGGCAACAGGGACAGATGGTTACTTTATCAGATGGTCAAAATGTCATGGTTCCTAGAAGTTGGGCGCATCAGCAAACTTTTACAGATGCTCCTGCCTATGGAAAAAGCATGGGACACTTACCCCCAGAGATGAGTGCAGAAGCTATGCAACAAAGTGCTCGTTTTATGAGTCCATCAGGTCAATCAGGAATAGGGAGAACACTTGGTGAATATATTGATCCTGGGTCTAAGCAACGATTCATCCAGCTTCCAAACGGAAAATGGGTCCAAGCAGCAGCGAAAAAACCAGATTTAAGCTTCTGGGAAAAGATGCAAACACCTGAATTCCTTGGACCGACAGCAGCGGCGTTAGCACCAGCGGCTCTTACTGCAGCTTTCGCTGATGATAAACCACCATCAGAGGAAGAACTTGCCAAACTTACTGATCCCCAAAGATCAGCTTACCAACAGTACATAGCGATGACAGCGGAACAAAGGGCAAGTGCCGCCGGACAAAGCTTGAGAGATCAGTGGTATGGTCCTCTTCAGTACACCCGTCAGCAATTGGCCTCTATAACGGGAGTTACTCCTGGACAGGCTGGTGCTTCCCAAGCAAGACTTGGAGGGATAGCTCCTCTTGCTAATCAGGCGACAGGACTACAGCTTCCGAACCTGATGGCGGCAGGAGGAGGAGAAATCTCAGGCCCCGGAACGGGAAGATCTGACAGCATACCGGCGCTATTGTCGGATGGGGAATTTGTGATGACAGCGAAGGCAGTGCGTAATGCCGGTAACGGGAACCGTGATCTAGGTGCCGCCAGAATGTATGACATAATGCACGGTTTTGAAGGAAGAGCATAATGGCCGAGACAACAACATCCAGTAGTGTTATTCGACAGGCACCGTTCCTCGAGGATTTCCAGAAGCGTATTCTTGAACAGGCTTTCGCACGGGGAGAAGCTCCCGTTGATATTCCAGCCATTCAGGTTGCAGGACTCGATCCTCTCACGCAACAGGGGATAGCCGCTGGACAAGGTATTGGACAGTTCCAGCCCTTCCTTACCACTGGTGCGGAAACCATTGGCCAAGGTCTGGGAACCCTTCAGGAAAGAGCGGCTGGTGTTCCTGAACTTTTCTCTCAGGCAGCGGAACAGGCAACAGGAACCACGGGCGCCTTTACACCGACCACGGAAACTCTTCAGCCTTTCATGGACCCCTATCAACAGATGGTCACCCAACAGGCCCTTGAAGAGCTATCACGGCAAGGTGATATTGCAGCGAATCAGATCAGGGCGCAACAAGTCGGTGCTGGAGCTTTAGGAGGAGGTCGCGGTGACCTCCAGTTATCGGAACTTCAACGGAACCTCAGTGAAATCCAGAGTCGCCGCATATTTGAGGATCTGTCACGCAACTTCAACCAGGCACAGAACGCCTCCCAGACGGCGTTTGAGAACCAGCAACGCCGACAACAAGGAGTGGCACAACTCTTGGCTGGGATAGGACAGACGCAAAGTCAGGAAGCTACACGCCTTGGCGCAGGGATAGGACAATTCGGCGCACTACAGGCCAATCTAGCTGGTCAGGGACAGAACCTCCTTGGACAACAGGCGCAGTTGCAGACTCAACTGGGTGCCTTGGCACAGACACAGGCGCAACGAGAACTCGATGCAGCACGTCAGACTCAGTTACAGCAATCCTTTGAACCCTTCCAGAGGATCGGCTTCACCAGTGACATCTTCAAACCGTCCATTGGATCAGCGACCAGTACCCTAGGCACAACTGTAGCACCGTCTCCAAGTCCGCTTTCACAGGCGGTTGGCGCCGGGATTGCAGGACTGGGTGCCAACAAAGCACTGGGCAATCCGTTTGGGGCATTATTTGGAACGAGGACTTCTTGATGAGAAACCGTACCATCAGATCAGTTCTTGCACGGCGCCCCATGTTTGCGAATGGGGGGATGCTTCCCCCTGTGACCCAGACCCCGATGGCGGCTGGTATACTTAGTTCATCTGCCCCGTTGATTGAGACAGTCAACACTCAGCAATCTCCCAATGGGAATGTTGGTATGTCCATGGCCAATGGAGGGGTTGCAAGATTCCGGCATGGTGGATTTCATAAATACCCAAGTCGCCCCATGTCTCCTAAATGGTCGCATCCAGATTTACCCTTTATCAGATCAGACACAATCAGCCTTAAAGATGCTCTTTCTAGAACTCTCGAAAGTGTGGTTCCGGGTCTTGAGACGATAGGTTTAAGTCCAGAACAAATCAGAGCACTTGCCGTGAGATATGGTCTCATAAGCGGTAGGGAACCGTTCCTTGAAGATTTCCAAGCCCCTGCCGAAGCCCCTGTTCCAGACGACAAGTTTGGAGGTATAGGACGAATATTTGATTTAGGAGAACCCCGAAAAACTGCCATACGACCCCGTGTTTCGGAGATAGTCGAGGAAACGAAAGCGCCACCTTCAGCTTGGGAAGTAGCGGCTTCAGAAGTGCCTATAACTCAACAATTACAAACCCAAAGAAGTTATAATCAGCCAGGAAGACATGACATGAAGCCAGAGTTCTTTACGGAAGAGGATTTAAGGGCAGATATGTTAGCTCCAGTTCCTGAAGAAGGAGACCCTGATGCTGTTTCCGCTCTAGATATATATATGCAAACCGGGGTCAACCCAGCCGATATGACAATGGACGAAGTTAAAAAATTCCATGCAAGTCTTCCTGATGCCCCTGAAGGAATGGTTGGCTCTAAAGACCTGTTAGGTCGTCAAATAAGAATTGATGAACAGAAAATAGCCGATGCTCAAGCGCAAGATGCTGAGACTGTTACTGAAACTGTACAAGCGTCTGAGTATGATCCTCCTCCTGATGATCCGGGTTTTAGTACTGGTCCGTTAAGTTCACTTCCGGGAGTCATTGAAGGTGACATTGAAGAGGCACGTAAGTTAGCTGAAGAAGAAGCCGCACAAGCACCAGAAGTACAAGTAAAGAAAAAACCTGATGAGGTTATTACTACCACAGAAACAGAAAAAGTTACTACAGAAGACGGTACAGGACCCGCTGGTGGTGCTGATGCTGGGACAGTAGTGGCGCATGTAGAAGCAGCAGCGGGTGAGCAAAAAGCTGATATTGTTGCTGGGGACCAACTCCCACCCGCCGCCGCCGTAGTTGAGGAAACTTTCGCAAAGCAAAATCCTCCTGGCGCTCCCGCAAAAACCAAAGACCAGTATATACAAGAGTTCAAGGAAGCTCTCCCGAAATACGAAGGCATGAGCGAAGAAGAAAAAGGCTTCACCATCATGGAAGCTGGTCTAAAGGTTATGGCGGGTCAAAGCCCTAACGCAATAAAAAATATCGCGGAAGGCTTAAAAGGAATATCTAAAGAGTTTATAGCCGACAAGAAAGCAAGACGTGCCTACGATCAACAAACAGGATTATCCGCTGCTAAGTATGCATTAGAGAGAACTAATGCCGATAGAACTAGAATGCTGGATTTTGAAAGGAAAGAAAAGGACTTAGTCTATGTAATGAACCCTGAAACCGGAGATCAAAAGACTATTACCAAAGCTGATCTTCGTTCTGGTAACGTTCCTAAAGGATACTTAGCAACAAAAGACCCATATAAGAATTACATAGATGGGGTTAAAGCTACTAAAGCTTTAATTGATGCTCAAGCAAAACTTATAGGTAAAGGCGAAATAACCAGTAAGTGGGTAAGCGTTGGAAAAGAATATACGCAAAATGCTCAAAAGGTTCTGGATTCTGTGCAAAGTAAGAATCTATTAGGACCCGCAATAGAAAGTTTATGGGATCCGAACATATCTATTACTGGCGCACAGGGCGTTATGGCCACTAGCTGGAATCGTCTTAAAAATGCTTTTAATATGAAAGATGATCAATTTTCAAAAAAAGGTGAAGCACGTGAGAAATATATTAGTAGAGTTTCTCAAGTTATTGCGAAAAAAATTACAGCTATATTAGGAGAATCTAATAGAACTATTTCGACCCCCGATAGAACTCGCGCTGATGACATTGCTGGTGTTTTTGCAGATTATTTATGGGACCCAACTTTTAAAGATCCTGATGTTTTAAAACAAAAAATTAAACAGTTATGGACGACATTGGACAATGACGAAAGATTAGGTGCGGCTGAAATGAATCGAATAGTAGAAACGGTAGGGACTTTAACCGTTCCTGGAGGAGCGAAAACGTATGCGGATGTTTTAAGAGGTACTGGGAGACATATACTAGGGACAAAAAAAGGCATTGGGTCAAAAGGAAAAGTACGGAAGTTAAGTGAATTTGGTTCTTTTAATAAAAAAGGTATTTTTGGATGACCCAAATAGAGTTCCCTTCTGGTGATGTCATAGATTTTGAAGACGCTAGTGAAGATCAGATTAAGCAGTCGGTCACGGTTCTGCGCCAGAAGAATCCTGAATTATTTGAAGAAGGTGAAGTTGATTACTCTACATTGTCTTTTGAAGAAATTGCAGCACGTGGTTCCAAGGGTGTTGATCAAGAAGAAATAGAAGAAGTTAAAACAACTCATGAGGGAGAGGTTAAGGACTTAGGTCTCCAGTACTTTGTTGGTCGTGGAGATACTGATGAAGAACGTCAGGCTCGTCTTGTTTCAGTCTTCGGAGAAGAAGGTGTCACCAAGGTAGGCGCAGATGATTTTGTACTTAACCTCGATACCATAACCGAAGACATAAAAGAGAAATACGGTCTTCCTCAATCAGGGACAATTCGTTTTAATGAACCCGGTCTTAGTTGGCAGGATGTATCTGGTTTTCTGGGAAGAGAGACAGTTCCTTTGGTGGCCGCATTAGGCGCCAGTGTCGCGGCTACCGGATTGGGTGCTCCTGCCGGTATTGGGCTTGTGGCTTTAGCAGGGGCCGCTGGTAAAGCAGTAGATGAATTTATTTTTGAGGATATCTTTGAAGGACTACAACGACAGGACACAGGCGATATATTAAAAGATGTTGCGCTTCAGGCTTTAATAGAAGGTGGTGGTGAAGGTCTTGGCCGTGGTGCAGGGTGGCTTATAAAACGATCTTTAAGAGGAAAAGGCCCACCCGCTGATCCTGTTCGAGTGGCAGAACTCAAGGAAAATTACATAGCCCAAGGTATGTCTGAGGGGAAGGCTAACAGACTCGCAACCAAAGCTTCACGGGAAGAAACAGCCGCCATGTTCAGACAGATGATCGACGAAGGCGCCAACTTACCGGCAATCACGGTCACGGGGAAAAGTATACTGGGAAGAACACAGGCAATCTGGGAATCAATTTTCCCTAACGAAGCAGCCGTCTCACGCAATGTTGCGTATGTTAATGATGTTCTTAAAAAGCACCAACTTGGTGATATATCTACCGACGAAGCCAAAAAATTAATTGCAGATACCGCTGATAGCATGGCAGCGAAACTAGCTCAAAGTATGGCCGATCCTGATCAGGCCATTAAACAGGCTAACAAAGAATTAAAGGATGTTCTGGAAAAAGAGTTCGATACCATCAACAAGGTGTTAGAAAGATCAACTGCCGGGTCTGAAGGTCTTGCCAGTGAGTTTCAACGGGGGATGGAACTTGCAACCAAACTATTCACTGCCCGGTCGAACACGCTTTACCGTAATGCCGATGACTTGTTAACAGGGGAAACAGTAAATTTACGTCCCTTACAGGATCAATTAAAAGTCTTACAAGGAGACCCATTAAGAGGAGGGGAACAATTAAACGGAGCCATATTCCAGCATATTTTAAAGACGCCAGATTTATCCATATCAGATATTCCAGCTTTACGATCAGCACTTCGTGCTACTGAGGCCCACCCTGACTTACTGGGAACTACGGCGGGAGCAAACATAAAAAAGCTACTGGATACTTTAGATACCGCTGTAAAAAAGAAAGAAGTAGATCTGGCTGAAGAACTTGAAAGGGGTCTTGGTGGCCGATTTGCAAAAGAAGCAACGGCAGAAGCTCCTGCACGACCTGTACCTTATGAAATGGAAGAGGGTGTTCATATTTTTCCAGGAGGAAAGGTTCCTCCTTTAGCAGCCAGAAGTCCTTCTGAAGTGTCTAACTTCAGAGAAGGTCTGGATTTACTTTCAGCCGCTAACAAACATTACCAAGAAGGCGCTGAAATAATTAATTCCGGTATGATTCAACAACTCAATCAGCTTATAAAAGACAAGAACATGGTGGATTTTACCGCCATTGTCGGACAGGTAGTACAACCAAACCAACCCCAACTTCTGAAATTCGTACTGGATGCTATTACGCCTAGTGGAAAAGATGTCAATAAAATAATTGAGGTTGGAAGGGCTAACCCTGGGTTTTTTGCCGGACTAAGTGAACGAATTCGTACTGGGGATATAACAGGTGTTAACCAGGCACTGGACGATGCGGGGTTAGGATCTAAGGCACTAGAAAAAGCTGGGATCAAATCCGAAAAGAATTTACTCACAGTGCCGGAAGTCTTTGCAAGGATGGCACCTGATGACCCCACTCGATTACGTCTCCAGAATGATTTTGCTGAAACTCTAACCCTGTATGATGAGATGGCTAATGCCGCCGGTAGACCTGGTCAGTTCAGGGAAGGGTATAGAAATCTTATGGCCAAGAACTGGCTTGATAGTGTCATTAAAGTTAACCCCATGGATGACGGAACTAATTATAAGGCATTAGCGCAGTCATTTGATTCTCTTGGAACAAAAGTACAAAACGAATTATTCGGCAAGGAAGCTGGTCAATACCGCCAAATTATGAACGATCTTAAACTCCTTGATCGAAATAGTGCGGCAAAGTTGAATGAGTTCACGGGGGATATAGCCAACCAGGATGCAAGGACAATAGTGGATACATTTAAAAACGTCATTAGACAATCTGAGGTAGAAGGACAAGATGCTTTTTTGAGAGCTATTAGAGGGGGTCCGTTGGATGCGGATAAGTTAGTAACCCACGTTTTGAAGAACCCTAAAAACTACGATACATTAAGAGCACGGGTAGGAGATGAAATGCTGGATTCTCCGGGGGGATTCAAGGATCTCGTCTTGGAGAGAATTGTATCTTCTGGTTTCCCAACCGGGAAAGTAACTTCTGATGTTGTGCAGAGTGGGGCCTTTGGACAAGCATGGCTGAAAAGTATAAAGGATTTAAACCAGGCAGGTGCTTTAGAAAAAATACTGGGCAAAGAAGCGGTTGTGGATTTAAACAAGATAGCGAAAGCGGGAGAAGCAGTTTCAGATTCCGTATTAAAGGGGAAAACAGGACTTGCAGCGGCTGGTTACGCGGCTGGGTTTTCAACAGCCTTAATCCTTAATCCTATAGCTACCTTGTCTGGTGCGGCTACTATAATAGCTTTGTCACGTGCTTTACGATCCAAACCCATCCTTAAATATCTGTCTTCTCCTCGTTTGAGAGCATATGAAGCGGAGAGAGCAATGAGGGGTGGGGCTGAACTTGGTAAAAGAAATATTGCTGCGGAAAAGGCACGGGAATCGGCTGTCAGATCACTCAGAACCATACTTGTAGATATGGGTTATTACGCAAGTGGGGTAGGAGGTGATATTCTTTCAGAAGAAATCATTGAACCTGCGAAACAAGAAGCAGCGCCTGTAGTACAACAAGGCCAACAAGCAATACAGCCTGTAGTTGATCAGGTTTCTCAACAAGTAAGCCAGTTACAACCTCCTCCCCAAATTCCTCCTAGAGGAGCGGAAGTTTTAAGAGAAATTGAACAACAGAAAATGTTGAGAGGCTATGCATAATGATGCTGTCGAAGCACTTCAGCTTTGACGAAATGACGAAGTCCCAGACCGCTGAACGGCTGGGGATCTACAACAAACCGGGGGATCGTGAAACGGTCTCTCTGAAAGAGTTATGTGAGAATATACTTGAACCTGTTAGAGAGCACTACGGAATCCCATTCAGCCCCTCGAGCGGCTTCCGATGTTTGGAACTGAATAAAGCCATAGGCTCATCTGACAAGTCGCAACATGTAAAAGGAGAAGCAGTAGATTTTGAAATCCCGAAGATACCCAACACGGACGTTGCCCGGTGGGTCATGGACAATCTGGATTACGATCAATTGATACTGGAATTTTTCAAGGAAGGCCAACCCCGTTCCGGATGGATACATTGTAGTTATGTCGGAAGTGGAAACAGAAATAGCGCCAGAAGATTTGACGGACGAAATTGGGAAGATTTGTCCTAAGTGCGGTTGCGACAAACCCAAGGTGTTTGTCCACGGACACTACCAGTGCGCCGATTGCAAGTGCGTCACCCATGGTGAATGCTGTCAAGGGGAGACCGCCTGATGGCTATTTCTAGGAAAGAACTCTTCACGAATTATCTTGCTGAAGATAAAGCGGCTCAAACTAGAACATTGGCAGGGTGGAGACAACATCATCCACATGGCTTTGATCCAACTACAACTTTCCAAATCGTACAACAGGTGTTTGAGCCTTTTGCTACTAAAGAACATCAGGGGACAAGGAATGCTTTTGTTTCAGGGGTAAGACAAGCCATGATGAAATATGGCATTTCAGGGGCAGACATAGATAAAAAAGCAAATGAGATAAATGCTTCTATTTTCAATGTGCCTCTACAAGAACTAACCACTATTCCACAAAGAAAACCTTCACCCCCTGCCAAAGATGACCGTAGGCCACCACAAATAGGAATTTCTACTCTTCAAATACCAGGAACTGATATTTGGGGGAAAGGAGTCTCATTAGGAGAAGGAAAAGGAATTCTTTCTATTGGTGGTGCTTCAACTGACACAGGAAAAATTCCACTTTTTGAGTGGCCATCTGGTCTTGAAAACGAGGAATTATCTGATCAACAAATTGACCCTAATAAACTTCCAACGGGGGCTGGTGCAGGGTTCGCGTTTGATGAAAAATCTCCTCCCCTCCAGACATCAATTAGAGAGGAAGCTGCAAAAGGAGTTTTGGACGACATAAATGCAAAAAAAGTGCTTCCTCTAGCCAGTAACGTTATGACGGGAGCAGATTTATTAGGGTTAATCACAACTCCTCCTCCCGTTAAACTTGCCCAACTGGCTTTAAGCTTGTTTAATTTTGGTCGTCAAAGAGAATTGGATAAACCAACTTTATTAGGGGGCGGTATAAGAAACCCCAATCTCTTAGGAAGTTTAGGAAGAACTTTATTAGGGGGTGCCTTTACCAAAAAAGAAGATATCCTGCCGCCCATTGATCCCAAGCAACGATTTGGGCCGGTTATTTCTGCTTCTGATCCTCGCGCTTTCACATTAGCGAAAGCATTAGGGAGGGGAAGCTCTAAAGGTCTTCTGGGTATTGACCCCACCGTTGGACCCTCAATGACAATTGAAGGCATTGCCCCAAGTCGTGGAGAAAGTGGACCTCCAACTGGAGAAGGGGGGTATTCCCCAAATGTAGGAATATTTTCGGGGGTAGATTGGGGCGCCCCATTTTAAATTAGGTAAAACTATTTTTTCTTCAGCTTCCAGATAATGTACGGTTCACCATTAGGTGGTGTCAGGGTAAGAGCTTTAGCAGTAGGGTCTGGCGGTCTTGGTCCAACCTTATGCCATCTGGCACCCTCTTTATACTCTTGCGCGGCGGTATCAAAAAATTCTTTATTGTCCTCATAGAACAACGTCACGTTTAAAATTAAAAAAAGTCCCAGTATCATTTTGCATTTCCCCAATTAGTTCCAATTCCAACGTCAATCCTTGATGGTATCTGAAGATCAGGAATACAATTTTCCATCAAGTCCTTAATCTTTTTCACCTGATCTTCATTCTTTATCGAAAAGCAAAGCTCGTCATGAACCGTCAGCATGGGCAGGTAACCATGGTCCGCACACACCTTCATGGCCATTTTGGTCTGATCGGCAGAGGACGCCTGTATCAAACGGTTCAAAGCCTTGTAGGTAAAGGCTACCTGATAACGGTCTGGTTCAAAACTTTTCCAGCCTTTCTCACGTTCTTCTTCCGGGATGGCAAGTATGCCCCGCCATCTTTCCTCAAGTTTATCCGCATGGATCAAAGAACTTGAATCCTTGTTATATCCTCGTAGCTCCCTCATAGGGAACCGGCACTTGCGTCCTAGCAATGTACGGATTTCATTTCGTCGAGAAGCTACTTCCATAACCGAAGATGCCATCGCTCTTATAAACGGAACCTTCTCGTCATAGTCGTTTCTTAGTTCCTTGGCTTCTTCAAAAGAAATATTCCCCATGACATTGGCCAATTTCCCAATGCCCATCCCATACATGATCCCCAAGTTTATCGTCTTGGCACTGTCACGATCCACATCAGCTATGTCGGCTATCATCTGGTGGAAGTCAAAATTAGCCTTCTTGTACTGATCTACTATTTCTAAAACCTTTTCGTTATCCCTTACCTCCGGGGTCTTGGAAGCATAGTGCATGAGCCACCTGGGTTCCTGTGCGTTATAATCGAAGCCTCCCCATTTACAATCTTCCTCTGGGAGGAACAGACCACGGATCATTTCCTTTATTTCAGGATGTTTAGAGGGAACTTGCTGCAAATTAGGATGGCTTGATGAAAATCGCCCGGACACAGTTCCACCGTCATCTGAGCGCAACTGGTTAAACTGACAATGAATACGGCCTTTGTACTGATGATTGAGTATCGTATCAACAAAGGTAGTGTTGGCCTTGTTGTACTCCCTGATTTCCAGAATTGTTTTGGCAACAGGGTGAGAATGTCCTTTAAGAAAATGCTTGGTGAAGCTGGGAGCGTCCGTTTTTGGAGTTCGCTGATATTCCAGGCCAAGCGCATCAAAGACAGACGCCAATGATGTAGCGTTCCATGGTTCAAGGTGAATTTTGGTTTCGTCATGTATCTTCTTCAAAAGAGCATCCTCCTTCTTTTGAAGAAACTCTTTGGTCGTTTGGGCTTTTTCTACATCGACCCGTACACCTTTTTTCCTCATCTCAAATATAATGGGCAGAAGATCAAGCTCCAGTTCAAATATTTTATCACAATTTTCCTTTTTAAGCTTTCGGCTTAAAACGTCCCACAACCGTAATGTGAGACGTGCGTCCGTTTCAGCGTACAAAGCTACCCGTGACGCTGGAAGTTTCCACATATCTTTTTTTGCGTCTACACCATGCTGACCTGCTGCCCGTTTAAGATCCTCCTCTTGCTTACGTTCTCCCAGATAGGTCCCTCCAAGGGCGTTCAAGGAATAACTGAATCTATTCTCATCGAGCAGCGGTGCGGCAATCATGGTGTCGAGTATTTGTCCTTTAATTTCAATACCTTTCGTTAACAACCACCCCACATCGTACTGGGCGTTATGAAAAACCACAGACATTTTGTGGTTTAATTGATCCTGTAGCCAACCGCATACCGTCCGCTTTGACATGTTATCGCCGCCCTCATGGGCAATGGGAAGGTAGGCGTTCCACTGGGAGGACGCTACGGCGATCCCGATTAATTGACCATCGTCCCTTGACCACCCTGGTCCTTTGGTAATGAGGTTAGGGTCGCGGGTTTCCACGTCTATTGCTATTATTTTTTCCTGGGATAAATCAGGTAGTGTCTCTGGAGGTGTCCAGACTGACTCGTCAAAGAGGTCTTCTTTCATCCGCGATTCTCATCGTAATGAGAAATGAGATCCCCCCAAATTCCAGTATAAGCCGCTGCATCTGCAAGGTCATCGTCGTTTTTGCCACCTACTTCCTGCCTGGCCACTTTAAGAAGAACCATACAGAAAGCTACCTGTTCTGGGGTAACAATGGTTTCAAGATATGTGGACCACAGAATGGATATCCTTTCATGTAGTTCGACATAATCTCCGTGTTGGGCGCCCCGTTCTCCTGAAACAAGAATTTGAGCTTTTTCCAGATTTTTTGATGGTATTTTCATAACTCGTAATACAACTCGCTGTTAGGTTCCATGATATGGAGGGATTGTTTAGCCCTCGTAACTGCCACATAAAAAACCCTATGCTCTATGGAAGGGTTTTGGAGGTACGTTTTATAAGCTGCGTAGGATAGTTCCGGTATCACCAGAACATTATCACATTCACCCCCTTTCATGGAGTGAATGGTACTGACTTTAATTCTTGGATGTTTGACATTGTCCCCCCGTCTTAAAGCGTTAAGTATATAGTTCTTGGTATCAATATCAATCTTGGTCAATGCTTCATGCCACCGGATACCTAGTTTCCACCTTAAACCAAAACGATCAGCCGCCATATTAATATCAATAAGTTCTTCCTGATTTGAATCAAGGAAGGTACGACAACGAGGACCAAATCCTTTCACATAATCCTCCCCGGAAGTCATCTGCATGTACACACTTCTGAGTTCAGCAATTGAAATCTGATCTCCTTTTGCCAGTTTCTCCCAGGAAATGATGGCGTCATATATTCTGGAATCAATGCTGGGACGGCCATGACGACTGTAGACCCACCCTTCTTCTCTTAGTTTGTTGGCGTATTTTGTAGCAATATAATTTGTCCTCGCAAGAATGCACCATTCTCCCTCATCAAAAGGAACATCCCAAAAGTTCTGGTAATAATGAACCGAACCCTCTTCGTCTCGAGGAGACCACTGTTTGGGTGCTCTTCCCTCAATACGGGACACAATACGCTGTGCTTCCTCCCACACTCTACGAGGGAGTCTATAAGACTGAGTCAAAACATGCTTCTTGTCTGTAGCCGTTAAGAAAGCGTTAACGTCTGCACCCTGGAAATTCATAATGGCTTGGTCATCATCGCCAGTAAAAACCTGAACTTCAGGAGTGAGACGGAGTACATCAATCATCTCCCACTGAAGGGTAGATAAATCCTGCGCCTCATCCACAAACAAGGCATCTATATCAAGTGCCTCTCCCCTTGCTACAAAATTTTCAATCATATCAGTGAAATCGATTTTCCGGCGTACCTTCTTGTAATTTAGATACGCATCTATCAGACGGTTTAATTCAGACCAGTACAAGTCATAGTTTTCCGACTGCCGGTAACTTTCTTCCAGCGAAATACGAAGGCTACGGGAGAGCTGATATATGTTTAAATATACATCCCCTTGGGAAAACCCAAGGATATCAAAATCACTTTCAAGACCATTTTTCTTTGATTCCGTAAAAAGAAGCCCTACTGACTTCCCCAAGGTTTTTAAATCTGAGCCACGCATAACATTGTCAACCTTATATCCTCCACTGCGAAAAGCCATGGCGTGAAGCGTCTGGAAATGAGGAAGACTGTCTTCTTCAAGACCCCAGTCCTTGCATACTCGTTCACGGCTTTCTTGTGCTGCCTTACGTGTGAAGGAGACACAGGCAATTCTTTCAGGAGGGATGTTGTCCTCCAGGCAGTTGCGTATGAGGTTGGAAAGGTTTTGGGTTTTGCCGGTTCCCGGTGGCCCCAGATAAGTTATGGGGTCTGTCAAAACGGGACTTCCTCTTCCTCAAAGGTCACTGGTGGTAGATCCACTT